TCTTATTAGCATACGTTGCTACTTTTCGTAATGATGATCACATCACCCCAGAGTTTATGTTTGATGCACTATGCCTAATAGCAGGTGGAGGACTAGGCTTAACGGTTATTGAGAAGATCTTTGATAAAAAGAAAGAAATTCAAACTCCAGTCCAACCGGCTCCTGAGCCACAACCTGAAATTACAGATGAGTCAGAGCAAATCTAAAATTGTTACATGGCAAGGGGTCGTATTTATGGCCTGTGCCGTGCTAACAGTCATTGTACTTGGGCTAGTTTCCCAATTACAAGCTAGTAAAGAGGAAAAAGCTAAAGCAGATGCTAGAGTAAAGGTAATTGCAGATTTGTATGAGCTCAAGATTGACTCAATACAAACAATGCACACCGTAGACAGTCTAGATTTCCATGATAGTATCAACAAATACAAGATACTTGCAAATGCAAATTTAATCATTAACATAAAAAAAGACAGAGATGAAGTCATTGGTCGTATTTCTAGTGCTGATAACGATGAACGTGATCAGCTATGGGCAACTTACTCCCCAAAGGATTAATTACAACGGCCAGGCCGGGGTATTCTTTACAACTGCTCAAGAAGAGACTCTACTAAAGACATTAGTAGAGTTTGATGCTTGTAAGAAAAGTGAATTCCTGTTAAATCAGAATGTTAATTCTTATGAAATAAGATTAGCTGATAAAGACTTGGCTATCAAGACGTTAAATAATGCATATGTTAAATCGGTAGATTCCAATAAAACAAATCTTGAAAAGATTGGGACCTTACAGGTAGATGTAGACAACTTAAACTTTGAACTCACTACTACTTTGGATAATTTGACTAAATACAAAATCTCAACAGGAGTATTTGTACTTACAACTACTGTTTTTCTTGCTACCACTGTAATTGCAATTCTAAAATAAAAGATTTGCTTATATAAGATTCCTTGTTATATTTGCATTAAGCAAACTAAATAACAAATGGAAAATTTAAATTTTGAACCAACAAGAGATTGGTTGGTAGTCCCAAAACCGGACAAAAAAGTAACAGATGCAGGTATCATCTTATCAGATCGATCAGCATCAGCACTTCGTTCTAACGTACTTCCCGTACTAGCAGCTGGTCCAGATTGCAAATGCAAAACTGGGGATGTTGTTTACATCCACCCATCAAGTGATGGAGTTATTGTTGAACTTAACGATACTGAATACGTTATGATCAATGAATCAATGGCAATTCTTGGAATAGTAAAATGACAGGAACAGTTACAATGACCATAGATGACTATGAGTTATTGAAACTAAGTGCAACGTCAGGAAAAATAGAAAGAACAGGAATACTAAAAGCTGCAAAAGAGCTTGAAGTATTCTTGACTTTCTTAATCACAAGAGAAAACATTGACGAGCATTTAGAAGAATTTAACTCATACTCTACATCTTGCAAAGTTCGAATCATTGATGGTCGAGCTAGAATAGAACTTTTAAATAACGATAAACCTATCGAAGATGAGGAAGATTAATATTAAAACAAACACTACTCTTAAATTCCTCCAGGTGTTTAACGGTATCCTAGAACTAACTGACACAGAGCTCAGAGTCCTGGCTAACTTAATTGACTTGAGTGAGACTGTAAACCTATGCTCTCCTGCTAACAAAAGAAAAGTGGCAGAGATTATGGAGATCAAGGACCACAATACTTTAAACAATTATGTTAAAAGATTGAAGGATAAAAAAGCTATTGTACAAACAGCTAATGGCTATGCCTTGGCTCCACTGCTTAAGAAAGAGCAAGTACAAATCAACATTACCCCACAATGACAATATTCCAAGCAGATAAAGTAATCACATACTTTTATATGGAAGAGATGTGTTTATCAGTTGTACAGGATGGAGTAGGAAACGTATTATTATTGCAATTAACAGAAGTACCAAATGAGTAAATTACCATCAAGACTTAAAATGCTTGGAAACTTTACACTAGCAGTAATCAAGCATGCAGCTTCAGGATTAAAACCAGTAACTGAAGCACAATTTTTAGAAAGAATGGATGCATGCAACACATGCCCAAACTTAGTAATAGATGATAAAGGTGACGGAAGATGTAAACTCTGTGGATGCTGGGTAGAATCTAAAGGTTCATGGGAATCTCAAAATTGCCCAGACAAACCATCAAGATGGCCAAGAATTAAAGTTGGGGAAAGTGGAAAACCTTTAAAATTAAAGAATGAAAGAAAAGACGATAATCCAGAAGCTGGCAACTAAGTACAATCTTCCTCTTACAAAAGTAGAAGATATGGTTTACCACCAATTCAAGTATGCAGCTAAGATTATGAAACTTGGTGATTTTGAAACAATTAGGTTGCCGTATTTTGGAAAATTTCATGCAAAGAAGTCTAGAATTGCTCACATAAACGAACTAAAAAGAAGGAAGAATGAAAGACTTGCTAACGGTAAATAACAACGTAGTCATACCATCAGTGTATGCTATGACAATACCAGAGTTTGAAAAACTTACAATCAAAGAACTAAGCTTTGTCTTCTTTTATGCTGATCATAGATCTAGTTATGCTGCATATGATGATGAAGAACGTCAGATAAAATTAGAGGATGACTTAAAAGTAAAAGTCAATCCAAAGTTGGCAGGGGCCGTAAAGAAATACCAAGAGTTATCAGAAACTCATGGAATAAAATTATTAAGAGCAGGCAGGTCTTCAGTAAACAAGCTTGAGAAATACTTTAAAGACATAGACTTAACAGCTATGGATGACAATGGCAAGTTGCTCTATCAAGCAAAAGACTTACTATCAAATCTATCTAAGATTGGGGAAGTAATCGAAGGGCTAGACAGGCTAGAAGAACTAGTTCAAAAGCAACAGGCTAAAGATAATCCAAACAGAGCAGGTGTAAAAACAAACAAATACAGTGAGTAAACTTAAAGACACACATTTATTTGCTGCAGCTGCAACTCATTATATTGAGTATGGCTACTACACTGCTGCACTTCCTGGTACAAAACAATACTACGAGTATTGGGATACTGAGCAACATAGATGCATGCAAGGTCTTGAAATTAACAAGGTAAAGATTTCTGGGTTTCATTACTTTTACTTAAATTATTGTCCAATAGATAGAATTATAGATGAAGAACAACCTGATGGTGAAATTATGTCACGACGTGACCGAAGCTTTCCAGCATTTTACGATGGTGACTTTGAATACTTCAACTCAATTGACAAAGCTCGTAAAGAAAACAAACATCTTGTTGTACTCAAGGCTCGTAGAAAGGGATTCTCCTACAAGGCTGCAGCTATGCTTTGTCGTAACTACTTCCATATTAGGAATTCTAAGAATTTTGTATTTGCTTCTGACAAGCAATACTTAATTGGGGATGGAATGCTCTCAAAAGCTTGGGACATTGTATCATTTGTAGATGATAACACAGCTTGGACTCAACCACGTTTAATTGACCGAGAAATGCACAAGCAATCTGGGTATAAAAAGAATGTAAATGGGGCCGACGTTACCTTAGGCTTTAAATCACAAATAATCGGAGTATCCTTAAAAGATGACCCAGATAAAATCCGTGGTAAAGCAGGTGAATTAATCTTTTTTGAAGAAGCAGGATCTTTTGCAGGCCTACTAAAAGCTTGGGAGGTAGCAATGCCTACGATGAGACAAGGTTCTAAGACACTCGGAACAATGGTTGCCTTTGGAACAGGTGGAGAAGAGGGGCCAGGCTTTGAAGGTATGGAAGAATTGTTCTATCACCCTGAAGCTTATGACTGTTTACAGTTTGAGAACGATTGGGATGCTGGGGCCATGGGGACACATTGTGGTTATTTTGTCCCTATCTACAAAAACTTAGATGGTTTCATTGACAAGGACGGAAACAGTTTAATCGATGAAGCAGTTGAGTACGAAGAAAGTCAAAGAGAAAAGAAAAAGAAAGGTAACGACCCAAAAGCTTTTGACCAGTACATAGCAGAGATGCCATTTACCCCACAGGAGGCAACACTTCAAGTTACAGCAAATACTTTTGACGTATCATCTTTAAAAGAGCAGTACAACAGAGTAATTGCTAACGATCTGCAAAAGATAGGAGTAGCCGGAGAAATGTACTACGATAGTAAAGGTAAAATTAGTTTCAGACCTGACTTCAACCTTAAACCTATTGTTAAGTTCCCACATAGAAAGGACGATAACTTACATGGAGCCATAGTAATCTTTGAGCCTCCATATAAAACAGAGATTGAAGATATCATCCCAAAAAATTTATACATAGTATGTCATGACCCGTATGCCCAAGGAAAATCTGCATCAGCTACATCTCTTGGTGCTGCTTATGTTATCAAAGTTCCGAACAACATTTCTAAACCTGATGATATTATTGTGGCTTCGTATGTCGGAAGACCTCAGACCCAAGATGACTACAATAGAAATCTATTTATGTTGGCTGAATACTACAATGCAAAAATCGGGTTTGAGAATGACCGAGGTGAGGTTATTGCCTATGCCAAACGTTTTAGAAAAATGCATATCCTTCAAGAGGAGTTCGAAATGCTGGATAAAAGAGATCTTAGAAGCAAAACAGTAAAACGACAGTACGGCATGCACATGACCGAGCAGAGAAAAGCTCAAGGGGAATTGTATATCAGAGACTGGTTAGTTAGTGGTAGAGGGGCCAACGAGGATGGTGACATAACTCTCAATATGCACAAGATTTATGACCCAGCTCTCTTACTAGAACTTATTAAGTTTAACAGAAATGGTAACTTTGACCGAGCTATGGCATTCATGATTGGGATGTATCACACACGAGAGTTATACAATAAGGAACTTAAGTTTGATGACCACGATAACTCCAAGAATGATTGGTTTGAGAAAAATTACAATTAAGACTGCTAATACTGAGTGAGATATAATAAATAATCCATGAAAAATCATTATCTTTATAGCCGTAAGTAAAACGACACTAATTTTGTATTAATGTACGGACAAGCCCATATCCCAAAACAACGTGTTCCATTATCTCAAAAGAATGAGCAATGGCAAAAGAATTGTGTAGATGCATTTATCAATCTTTCTAAGTTTGGTATTAGTGAACGTCGTACATATCTTAAATCTCTTTACGATTATTACAATGGTGTAATCGATGAAGAAGATTACAACTATGTTCTTAAGCCTTATGGAAAGACTAGAAAGAACTTTCCATCTAAGATGAGGAACTATCCTATCATTAAGCCAGTTATTGACCTTCTTTTGGGAGAAAAATCTAAACGTCCATTAGAGTTTACTGTTACAGTACAAAACTCTGATTCGATTAGCATTAAAGAAGAAAAACTTAAAAATCTTTTACTTACAAATGTTAAATCAAAATTCTTAAGTGAGTTAGCTAAACAAGGGCAATTACCACAAGGGATGGAAGCTGAAGAGCCGCCACTCCCAAAACAAATTCAAGAAGAGTTCAATAGAAGTTACACAGATAGTAGAGCAATCAAAGGACAAGCAGCTCTTAATTACATAATGTACTTCACAGAGTTTTATGATAAACTTCAAAAGCAATTCTTCCACTTCTTAGTAACTGGGGAATGTTACTCTCACAAAGGAGTAAGACGTAACGAACCTTTTTATGAAGTAATCAATCCATTGGACATTGACTTTGATAAAGATCCAGACATTGACTTTGTAGAAGATGCTGACTGGGCTATACTTAGAAAATATGCACATGCTTCAACAATCATTGACAACCTTGGAGACTATTTAAGTGATGATCAAATCTTACAGTTAGAAACTCCTACACATACAGCAGCACAAGCTTACTTGCTTTACCGTGCAGAAGCAGCTGGAGCCGATGATAACATTTATCGTAATCGTCTTGTAGAAGTTGTAACAGTATATTGGAAATCAAGAAAAAGAATTGGATTTGTTACATACGTAGATCCAAATACAGGAACTGAAGAAACATTTGAAGTAGAAGAAACTTACAAACTTCCAAAAGAGTTAAAAGAAATTGGAGCTAAAATGGAGTGGGAATGGGTTAATGAAGTTTGGGAGGGTACACGTATTGATGGTCTTTATTACATCAAGATGAGACCTTATCAAAACCAAAGAAACAGTTTAGATAATCCATCAATTTGTAAACTTCCAATTAATGGAAGAAAATACTCAGACATTAACTCACAGAACGTGTCGTTAATTAGTCTTGGTATCCCATACCAACTTAACTACAATATTTACAAGTACCGTCTTGAGTTAGCAATTGCACGAAGCAAAGATATCGTAGCTCAATTTGATATTAACATGATCCCTAAAAACTGGGACATGGATAAGTTTATGTACTATGTAGAAGGTACAGGTATTGCTTGGGTAGACTATAACAAAGAAGGAATTCAGTTATCTCCTCAGCATCAGTCAGTGTTAGACATGTCTATTAAGACAATATCACAATACTTAACTCTCCTTGAATCTATCATGCTCGAATGGGAAAAACTTTCCGGGGTAACTAGACAGAGACAAGGGCAAATGGGAACATATGAGGGAAAAGCCACATCACAGCAATCCATTGTTCAATCTTCTCACATTACTGAAGACATCTTCCGTAAGTTTTCTAACTTTGAGCAGAGAGAATTACAGGGTCTACTTGACTATTCGAAAGAAGCTTGGCTTAACGGTAAAAAAGGGACGTTTGTAATGCCTGATGGCAGTGTAGATGAATTAGATATAGATTCAATGACTCATATGGAAAGTGAGTATGGAATATTTGTATCTGATGCAGGTAAAGATGTAGATAAAAAACAAAAGATTGAAGGACTTGCTCAAGCAGCAGTTCAGAACGGTCTTCCACTTTCTGCAGCAATTGCAATCTACGAGTCAGATAGCCTAAGTCAAATTAAAGATAAAATTATTCAAGCTGAAAAAGCTCAAGAGCAACTTAAGCAGGCACAAGATCAAGCTATACAACAACAAGAGCAAGCTAAACTTCAAGTGCAACAACAAGCTATTCAACAAGCTTCTCTTGATAAAGAAAAAGATCGTCAACTTGAAATTGAGGTAGCATTGATTGGAGCAGAAGCAACTGATAAAAACTCTCAGGCTAATCTTGAAAAGATGATGCAAGATTTTCAAATTAAACAACAAGAAATAGCTTTGAAAGAAAGAGATTTAGATATCAAAGCTAATTCACAAATTAAAGAATAATGAAGTACATGGACAAAGTAGTTTCAGCTAAAGGTAAAGTTACCGTACCTGGACTAGTGGTAGAATTAATGGATGCAGCAACTAAGTTTCACATCCTACACTTAACAATTACAGGATCTGGATCTTATGCAGCTCACAAAGCCCTTGGTGATTTGTACGATGCACTACCAGGACATGCAGATGACATTGCAGAAGGTTATCAAGGTGCTACTGGAGAGATCCCAAGCTATCCTGCAGATATGCCCTCGTACGTATGTGCCCCTGAAATGACTACTGTTAAAGAGGCAATTAGTTACATTGAAGAACTTTATTCTAAAATTTGTAAGTTACAAGACACTATAACTTACTCAGAAATTATAAACGACTTAGACACTATCAAGTCTACTTTAAACTCAGCTAAGTATAAGCTTAAATTCTTGTCATAAATCTTATGGATAACGCTACTAGGAAGGAGCTACTTTACAGAGCAAGAGCTGCTGGGTATCCTGGCAGCATCTTAGATGTCTATGCAAACTACGATCAAGGCAAAGATATAATTGCTGAGTTTCAAGATCAGCAAAGACATCAACAAATGTCACAGATGGCTTCACAGCAATCTGGATTACAGCAAGGAGGACAACAGCCACAAATGGACATGCAACCACAACCTGTTGCAATGCCTGCTATTCCTAGTTCCCCAACTCCTAGCCCTAACTTTACACCCCCACAACCCCCACAACCAATTGGAATTCAATCACAGGATGCTCCAATGGGAATCGTATCAAATCAATCAGGGCCTAATCAGGGGAGGGCTATATTTAAAGAAGGTGGGTTTAAAGAAAAAAATCCTCCTACTGAACCTATCTATGTATACTCTAAAGATGACCCTACTTATAAAAAGTATTTAAGAGACCTAGAGTATTATAATAAACAAAAAGATATATACCAGGATAGTGGAGAAAGAGCAGCTTATCAAACCTATGATGAACTTGTCGAGCAGGCCTACAACAATGCTAAAGCATATAATACTAAATTTGATCCAAGTATAGGACTTGAGTATTCACATCTAGGTCAGCCTAATAATAGAGGTTTTGCATTTAGACAACCAAGTCCGGTTATACTGGAAAAAGAAAGTAATCCTGAAGCAATAGATATTAAACCGTTACCAATGCAGCAGGTAGACTTAAAACCTCAATTAAAAAATGTACCTGTACAGTTACCTACTAGAAAACATCCTGTTATAAAATCTACAGGTGATGCTGCAATAGATAAATTAAATAAAGAACTATACGGACCTAGTGGTGATTATTTTGCAACTGGTGGATTTACAGAACAAGATCCTCCAGATTGGAGAACAATTCTTAATTATAAAAATGCAACAACTCCTACTCCACAAAATCTTGTTGGAGATGTAAGGAAAGTTGCAAGACCTACAGCAGTAGCAGAATCTACTAACAGAAATGTTACACAAAAAATACCTGCAAATACGAAAGAGTTAAAAGCAGAAAAAGATGCACAAGCAGCTTATGATGCTTTACCTGAAGCAATGAAACGTAGAGATACAGTATCCGCTAACAATACTAGCCCTGCTCAAAAAATAGTTAATCAAGCTTACTATGCTTTAAGTAATCCAGTAGAGGCTGCGGGACATGCTATGAAGTATGGTTATGTTCCTCAAGGTAACGTAGGTAATTATGGGATTAGACAAGACGGGGATGCCTTTTCAGATGTAACTCAATATGCTAATCCTTTTTTTTATGCAAATGCTGCTTATAGACTTTCCCAAGACGTTGGACGAGCTGACTCATGGACTACTAAAGAAGGTTTAATTAATATGGGTCTGGATGCTTTAGAAGCAGCCCCAGTTATAAAACCTTTAGCAGGTGCAATGGCTCCAGCAGTTAGATCATTTGCATCACATCCTTTAGTAAATGGTCTTCATGATGTAGCTTCTAATAAAGCATTATTTGGACCTGTTTATGCAGAAGCTTTAGCTTCAAAAGTTGCAAATAGTGTAACTAGTCCTCTTGGAATTCCTTTATATAAATTACCTGGTATTAATAAAGCTTATAAAAATGCTGCTTATGCTGTTGGTAAACAAGGAGGCCAACAATCTAGATCTTTAAGTCAAGTTAAACAAGCAATTTCTGGTAAAGGAGTGCAGGGCAATTACTCTGGAGGAGGGCATGGTCAAGATGGTCAAAATGCATTACGTCAATATATTTATGGAGATGCTGCAAACTTTGAAGTATCCAATGTGCCTCAAAGAGGTCTTACAAAGTATACAGAAAAATATGGCCCATTAGATAATTTTAAATTAAAAATGAGTAAAAAAGATAGTGAAAATATGAACTTTTTTGACATTGCTCCTGACCGACCAGTAGATAAATGGGCACATTTAAATCCATCACTATCTCATTTAGATGCATTACCTGCAGGTTCTATGGAACTTAAACAAGCTTTTGAAAAAATAGTAAAAGAAAAAGGAACTCTTCCAATATCTATGAAAAGTGCTCATTACACTAATACAGATATTGCAGGACATACTATGTTTCTAACTCATGATCCAGCTACGAATAAATTTTCATCTCATATTCAAGACATATGGAAATTTACTCCAGAAGAGTATGCTAAAAAATGGACACTTGTAGGAAATCCTACAGGAAAATTAGCACAAACTCAAAATTTAAATCAATATAAAATATATCAGCAAGCAAAATTAATGGAAAAAGCTGGTAAACCATTTGTTACACATGATGTAAGACCATTTGAAATATTTCCACAATTTAAAGGAGCTGATATGCAAGCTCCTGAAATATTACAACTTGCTGATGATGTAGACCCAAATGCTACAGGATTTAAAACAGTAACTAATTCAATTAATCTTAAAAAACCTATCACTACTTCTAAAAAATTAGGGGGCCCAGTGTGCTACACTTGTGTAGGCAGAAAACGACGAGTGTGATATAATAAAGCAAAGTATAAAAATAAAATTTATGCTTTTTGATTAAAAACTAGTAATACCTTTGTATATATGAGTAAACCAAACGACAAATTAGATTTCTCAGACATCACTTTCGACGACTTTATAGGTGATGGACTTGAGACAGCTACTCCAAAAGAGGATAAAGCTGAAAACATTGATAATGATGACGATCTTGAAGATCAAGATGACGACATCGATGATACTAACGAAGATGATGCTGATGACGATGATGGTAACGAACCAGCTCCCAGACGTTCTTCTAAAAAAGGAGTCTTTGATGACTCTGATGATGAAGAAGATGACGTTGAGGACAATGGTGAAGAATCAATCACAGATTCAATTGCAAAAGCTTTAGGGTACGAATTAGAAAAAGATTATGCTGATACTGAAGAAGGATTAGCAGAGTTTACTAAAGATGTAGCTAAAGAGATTGCAGAAGATCAATTGCAGGCATTGTTTGAGCAGTTCCCTACAGTACAAAAGCACCTTGACTTTGTACTAGCTGGTGGAGACCCTGACAAATTCTTCCAGACTTACAATCCTTCATTGGATTACGGTCAGATTGAAATTGACAGAGACGACTCTAGAACTCAAAAAGGATTCTTAACTGAGTACTTAAGAGAGAAGGGGCACGATGATGATTTCATCAAAGATATGATTGAGGATTATGAAGACTCTGGCAAATTATATGACAGAGCTTTAAATGCCCAAAAACATCTTGCTGCTGGACAAGCTAGAGAGAAAGAACAGATTGTAGTTCGTCAAAGAGAAACTCAAAAGCAACAACAACAACAAACTGAAGAGTTTTGGGAGAGTGTTGCAACTACAATTGAGCAAGGAAAAGAATTTGCTGGGATTAAAATTCCAGACCGTGAAAAGGCAAAGTTCTTTGACTACATCTCTAAGCCTGTAGATAAGCAAGGACGTACTAAAAGAGACGTTGACTATGCTTCTGCAGAAATGGATGCAAAATTAGCATTAGACTACTTGATGTATAAGAAGCTTGAGTTGAGTGATATTATCTCAACAAAAGTTAAATCAGCAAGTGCTCAAAACTTAAGACAAAAAATACAAAGCAACCAAGAAAGAGTTAAAAACTTTGGAAAGGTTGAGAAAGGTAAAATAAAAACATTTGATCCAGACCAACTGGATGTAAAGAGGCTGTTTGAAAAATAACGCAAATTAACTTTAAAAACTAAGAATCATGTCAGTAATGCAAGTTTTAAAGACGTACTATAACGATAGTCAGATGACCGACACTAACTCGTTGGTTAATGCACTTATGGAACGTCCAGAGGAGTTATCTCCTATCATCACTCACCTAGCCGGTCGTGAAGAGAAAAAGTTCCCATTATCTTTCTTAACAGAAGGTGTTGGAAACACTAAATCTATCGATCGTTTCGAGTATGAGTACCGTGTTAAAACACACGAAATTAATGTTCGTCCGGTAGTTACTGGATTGGCCGCAGCAGCTGGTGCAGGTGGAGCTCCTTTCTACTTAACTTTCCCAGACAAATGGTTTGTATTCCCTTACACTCTTGTTTCTCAATCAGGTGTATTGGCACGTATCATGGCTGAGCCGATTGCAGACGGAAACGGTTGGAAGTATACTTTGAAAATTGTATCTCCTGACACTGCTAACGTTCCTGCTAACGATGTAGTTGCTGGTGCTCTTTGGGGTCAATTGTATGCTAACGTTGGAGTGGATTTCTCTCGTGGAAATGCTTCTAACTGGACTGCTCCAGGTTTAGTTCGTTCTAAAATTGGAACTATCCGTAAATCTTACCACTTCTCTGGAAATGCTAAAGATTACGTTGCACAATTCGAACTTCCTTTGAAAGAAGGTAGCAAGACTAAATTGTGGATGGATTACGAAGAGTACCGTCACATGTTGAAGTTCAAAGAAGAGTGTGAAATGTACTACTGGTACGGTCAAAAAACTCACGATGCATCTGGTATTTCTACCATGTTGGATGAGAACGGACAACCAGTAATTTCAGGTCCTGGTCTTCTTGAGCAAATCATCAACAAAGACACTTACTCTACGTTGACTCAAACTAAACTTGAAGAAACAATTGGAGATTTGTTCTATGGTATGACTGATGCTACAGACAAGCAAGTTACCCTTTACACTGGTATTGGTGGAGCTCGTGAGTTTGACAAAGCTCTTAAGTCTTACTATGGTGCTAACTCTTTCTTACAAACAACTCAACCAACCTTCATCACTGGATCTGGTCGTAACTTGGGAATCACCGGTTACTTCACTAGCTACCAACACGTTGATGGTTATTCAGTGAATGTAGTTAAGTCTCACTTGTTTGATCATGGTCCTGTTGCTCAAGCTTCTCAGAAGCACCCAGTATCAGGTCTTCCACTTGAATCTTACCGTATGGTATTCGTTGACCAGTCAACTTATGACGGAGAAAACAACTTACAAATGATCAATAAAAAAGGTCGTGAGTTACTTCGTTGGTGTGTTGCTGGTTCAGTAGTTCCTAAAGGATTTACTTCCAACGATAGCCGTGCTAGTGATATAGACGGTGCATCTGTTCATATGCTTAAGACTGCTGGTATCTTACTTCGTCGTTTCGATACAAGCTTGGATCTTAAGTGTATTGCATCGTAATTTGTGTTTGGTTTGCACTAAAAAAGGGGCAGGTTCTGCCTGCTCCTTTTTATCTTTATAGCTTTAAAATATTAGGTTATTCTTTCCCCTAATACTTACTAAAACAAAAAGAACAAAAACAAGATGAAGACAGTTATTATCAGAAGGTTAGAGGTTTTAAACCACTTACCAAAAGAGATCCGAGCAGGAGCAAAGATCAAAATCGGTTCAATTTATGTGAATCGTCAGCCACTCAAAGGATTGGATGGAGAAGAAGAAAACAAAATTCTCTCAAAAGTAATTGATGTACCACCTGGTCATGAGAAATGGCCAGACAAGACCAAAGACTTCTGGGCAAGTTTATCATTAAAAGTTCCTTTCGAGGGAGTTGAGTTAAACATTGACACAGATGAAACTGGTATGCCTGAAAATATAATGGACTTTGTCTATTATCAATGGTGTAAAAAGCACAGACAAGTTGCAGCAAACGAGGAAGAGATGAGAGGCAACTCTGAAAAGAGATTCTACATCTACGATCCAGCTAAAGACTTGTTGAAGAAACATGCTAAAGTTCAAGTTAAAAAGGATGCTGATAAGGAATTTATCAAGCTTACTGGAAACTTCGACAAGATGAGAGCAATTACAAGAGTATTAACTTCAGGAGATCCTTCAAGATTATCTGAAATTGAACTTGAAAACAATTTGTACGAGCTTAAAGAAGCTGGTCCAGACAAATTCTTACGATATGCTTTAGATGCAGATCTAGAACTACGTGCAGAAATTGAAGAAATGGTTGAGCAGTCAGTACTTAGAAGAATTGGAAATCAAGTAATATTTGAAGACGAGACTTTAGGGGAAGACATTAAAGACACAATCATCTACTTCAAAAACAAGAAGAACTCTGGAGCATTAAACACTATGAGAGCTCGTTTAAAAGAAGTGAAACACTAAAACTAACTAGTCAATGACTGTTAACGAAATGCATATAGCTGTCAACCAAGGAGTGCAAAAAATTGCCTCCTTCCAGGTTGACAACTTATTACCTCAGGAGATCGACCATGAGTTGAACCTTGCTATGATGAGATTCATCAAGCAAAGATTTAACTACACGTCTAATCGTTTGGGGAAAGGTTTCGAGCAGTCACAGAAAAGAATAGACGACCTTCGTAACTTATTGGTAGAAAACTCAGGTGATACTACTGCTGAAGGACTTGTCTATACTTCAAATTATTCAAATGTCTATGTGGATCGGTATACCTTTCCACTAGACTATTTGTTCTTAATATCAGTAAGAGCTAATGTTTACTTTACTTGTAATGTAGATATACAAAGTTTAATAACCCCAGTGTCAAAAGTTTCAAGTGGTGTTAGAGTAGATTTAACTCCTCCTGCACCTGGATATGTATTAACTACCTTTGCTAGATGGAGTACTGCAGTGGGAAATTGGGAAGGAATAATGAATCTTCCTGTTGGAGAAACAATTACAACAGACCAACTGTATGATAGCAACAACTATAACTTTGGTATAAGACCAGCAATGTCTTTTCCAGAAGGAACAGCTGGAGCTACTTCTCAACAGAACCCATATTTAGATAGCAACCAAGTTTATTTAATCAATACTTCTTGGGACGGCACAATTTGGGGGGGAGGAAACCCTGTTTCAGTACAGTCAACTTGGATATTAAACGGTAATATGGCAAGTGCAATTTATGTACAACACTCTGTAACTGAAACAACTACTAAAACGACTAGAACCTATCCAACAGGAAGCTATAGAATAAGCTTAGCTTCATTTGGACAGCATGATGATATACTGTATATGATGGATGACCCATTCAATATGAGTTGGTACCATGAACCAATATATACAATCGAAGAAAATTACATCGATGTTTACACCGATAATCAATTTGTAGTACCGAATGTTAAAATAAAATACATTCGGAAACCTGTAGAAATCTCATATACTAATGGAGTAGGATGTGAATTAGCCGTTCACACTCACCATGAAATTGTTGAGATGACTGTAAAAAGTATACTGGAAGGTATTCAAGACCCAAGGTATCAAACTCAAACGATGGAAACATTCGAGAGTGAATAATTAATATAATGTGTTAAACGCCTAAACTTTAAACAAAATGGCACCTCAAAATCTAAATCAGGTATTCGTAATTAACGATCCTGCTATGTATGACACTACTACATTTGCTAATACTGCAGCTGTTACAGCTTCTAAATTAGGTGTGTGGGATGTGGATAACTCTACTTATGATGATGATGCAGCTTTGACTACAAAGAAACGCATCCAAATTGTGCAAACAATGCCTTCTGGTAATCCAATTGCTTCTCCTATCATCGATGTAAAGGATATCAAACGTATCAACTACCGTGAGTGGACTTCTGTAATTCCTCAAGTACAAGTTCAAACAGTTACTTGGTCAGCAGCTCCGACTGCTTCTAAAGCTGTAATGATCCGTATTGCACTTCGTACTGCACCTGTTGATTATAACAGTTTTGCTGCTCCTTCTTCTAGTGCAAATGACCTTTCTGGTGCTGGTTACACTTTCCCATTGATTGGTAACTTTGCTGCTGGTCGTATGATCTTCAACATTGAAGTACCTGCTGGAACTTACACTACTACCACTCTTGGTGATTATGTTAGAACTGCAATTGCTGCTAACCCAACTTTGAATGCAATCTTTGCTACAAGTGGTACTAGTACTTTGGTACTTACTGCTCGTCACTTTGGTGTAGAATTTGATTTGATTGCTCAGTATTCTGACGGATCTACTAACAACTTTGTTACTAGTGTCGCTGCTACTATGGCTACTCCTACTGCTGCTTCTAACTACCTTATAGCTTTAGGTGATGAGAAAAAGCAACGTGCTCGTTATGGTAACTTCAACCGTATGTATTTCCCATTTGCATTCCCTGAGTTTGCTCAACCTACATTCAAATACGATGTAATTGAAATTCAATATGCACATGCTTGGCCTTCAAGTACTGGTATTGCTCGTGCAGGTGAATTGAACACTATTCGTATCTATGTGGGTGCTAGCTCTACTGCTTTATCTTATGCTGCAGAAGCTACAGGTTCTGATTTTGCTACAGTATTCGGGTACACTGGTGGTACTGATTCTGAGCAATTGTTCTCTTAATCTGAAATTTATTTTTAAAAGTAGGGGAGTCAAATCCCCTACTTTTTATTATCTTTACCATATAATTTAAGTTCTAATGGCAATTACCTCAATTACCAGTGTTACAATCTCTGCTGACTGCAAAACATTAACTGCTTTGTTTCTAGGGCAACCAACCCCAGCAAATTTTACTAACGAGATTACCACTACTACTTTTACTTCAGCTACTATAGGTACGGTGACTAATACAGGTGGTTCAGTTTGGCAATGGGAGATTACATCTATACAAGCCAATGAAGTTTTTAATGGGGTAATAACAATTGATTCCTTAACTTCTGCACCTGTAAGCCTTGAAAAATATGCAGTAGGAACCTGTGAACTAGATTGCTGTATAGCCACTCTAGTAAATGATGCAATTAATTGCACATGTGATTGTGATCGTTGTGATGAGGATCTGCATAGAGCAGAAAAAGTTCACTTGCTAGCAGAATCTGCTAAGTACAGTGCAATTAACAACAATGTAACTGACGCAATTAATAAATACACCAAAGCCAAAGAATTCTGTACGGAAGTTTGTGCTTGTGGATGTTAAACAGGAAATATGGGGTACGTTCCAGATAGAATAAATAATGTAACGTTCGACCAAATGTTGAGCACTTTAGGGCTATGTCTTGCCACTAAAGGTACTGGCTTTTACAACAAAGTTGTAGGGGGAGTAAAATGCTCAACTTTAGAACTTAAAAAACTAGAACTAGTTCTTTATCTTCTAAATAGAAAAGATAAAACATCGTCTTTAGACTGTATATTTAATGGGGCTGATATGCCAGGAGTATCTTACTCAGGAGCCGTTCTTCCATCAAGCAATGTTCCATACATTCAAACATTTGTAAATTACTTTACTCTATCATATTGTAAAGACTGTATTATATCAGATTCTACAGCTGGGGTAGTTATAGTGGATACCACTCCTTACCTTTTCTTAGAAGATCTGTCGTTTATTTACTTAGAAGACTCATCCAAAATAAAATTAGAATAACATGTCATTACCTATAAGTTCACTTACACTAATTGCTAAAACAAGCATAGGAGCTACTCACTATCTTCCTTTAGCAGACGGAACTGCAGCTAACTATAAGTTGTTGATTCAAGATTTGTTTCCAAATTTTAATACAATAGGAACAAGTAGTGAGCTGTTATATGTAAATATAACAAATAAGAATACTTTAAATTTTAAAGGGATTAAGTCTTTTGATAGTTTACTAACAGTTAGTACTGTAAGTAACAATATTGTTTTACAAGTAAATCCTGCTAATATTGACTTATCTCTTTGTAACAATGCTACATCTTTATTTGTAACTGGTCCTGTAAGTTTAACTAGTGGGATATCAGGAACATTACCTGTTGCTAACGGTGGTACAGGCCTAGCTACTTTAACAAGCAATAGTTTGTTTGTAGGGAATGGAACTTCAGCTTTAACAGCATTAGGAGTTGCAACTAACGGTCAAATTCCAATCGGACGTACGGGTTTATCTCCAGTTCTTGCAACATTAACTGCAGGAACTAACGTAACTGTAACTAATGCTTCAGGAGCTATTACAATTGCAGCAAGTTTAACTACATTAACTGCTAACTTAAACGGAGCTGGATATAATATTTACGGTTTAGGATGGTTAAGTGGTGATGGTCAAAATGAAGGTGTAGCAGTTAATAGTACAGGTAAAGTATTTGTAGGTGGCTCTACTCCTACTGCTTTCTACACTTATGACTTAAACGTAAATAGTGGTATTGCTTTAAATGGTGCAATTACACAAAGTCTAGAAATGCTTGCTACAGCTACTCCTGGTAACTTTACAATTCAAGGAGCAAGTGCATCAGTTGCTAACGTAGCAGCTGGGTCTCTTTCAATATTTGGAGGAAATGCTTCTGGAACAGGTAATGCAGGAGCAATACTTGTAAGAGCTGGAAGTCCTGGAGTAGGTTCTGGTAATGGTGGTTCTGCTACATTTGAAGCAGGTGGAGCGGCCAGTGGAACTGGAGGAAGTGCTTACTTAACAGCAGGTAGTTCTAGTTCAGGAGTTGCTGGTAATGTTGTAATTGCTCCAGGAACTACCACTACAGGGACAGGGGGGAAAGTAATTCAATCTGCAGGAGGAAGTACACTTCCATTTACTAACTTTACAGGAACTTCAGGAGCAGCATCAGCTAACTCAATCTCTAGTTCTACAGCTTCTGCATCTGCTAAATTTGGAGCAATAAGAATTCAAATTAACGGAGTAGACAAGTGGATCAGAGTATATGATACTGCTGAATAATAAGTAAAAACCAAAAACAAATAGTTATGAACGTAGTTGAACAAGAAAAGAGATACGGTGTGAACATCACCGCTACTCGTAGAGAGTTTTTAGAAATGTACAAAGTATTACATGAAACTCGTGGAGAAAAAGGAGTTAAGTATGCAATGATTGTCCTAAAAGATTGTGACGTAATCAAGAAAGAACTTGACTTTTTAGAAGTTATGGCTGCTCCATCTGAAGAATTTATTGAACTCTCTAGAAAAGCACAGGAGTTTATGCAGGCTGAAAACGAAGAGGGATTGAAAGCAATGGAGGCAGAACACATGGATGAAATTAATGCTCGTAAGCAACAGATTGCAGATGTAAACATTGAGCTTGACAAAGAGGTAACTCTAGAACTCAAGATGATTAATGAAAAACTTCTCCCTGAAAGCCTATCAGCAGAGCAGATAGAAACTTTAATTAAAATAATTAACTAACATGAGCTATAATAGTGGTGTAGAAGTATTGCTAAACGATGGTTTAAACAATCAACTTAAAAAAGCAGGATACCTTAATCGTAATGATAATGGTGAAGAAAGATTAGATGTTGCAGTAAACAGTATTTCATTTTCTAATGTTGGAACTACTGCTGTTATTGTATTAGAGTCTGAACTTCCAGTTGGAGCAACCATAAGTTTTGATGCAGGAGGTGGAGATAACCGTTTCCCATCGAACACATTTAACTATGACAGCACTGGTGGAACATTATTAATTGCTTATACCTACTAATATGGGAACAGTAATAAGTGTAATAAGCCCTGGTGGAAATGTAGGAGCAGTTACTGGAGGAGAAGTAATAACAGGTAATACAGAAAATAACGTTGGTGCAAATTTAGTAATTCCAGGTAACACTCTAACTCCAAATACTAAACAAACAAGTTTAGAAATTAGAGGTAGAATGTTTAAAACTGGTGTTGCAGGAAACTGCACTATGAGGATGTATTTTAATTCAATTCCAAATTTAACAGGAACTCCTGTATTACTAGCAACTCATACATCTTCTGCTGCTAATACACATGCTCAATTTGTTAGACAAGTGTATATTGATAAAACTTATACAATAGTTCTTAATGCAACTCAAAATGCAAATACAGATGACACTGAAAGTGCATCAGGTAGAACTGTAATTGTTAATGCAGGAAATATTGACTATACAGCTAATTTATATTTAGTTCTAGCAATTCAAAATGGAAGTGCAGCCGATGCTACCGATCCAACACTTTGGTATACAAAAACACATGGGTATTGATGACACTAATCGAACTAACTCAAACATTAACGGCTAGGCCATGGTTCTTAAAGAAAGGACCTGCATTAGTAGCTAGAAAGTTTAAAGTTAGTTTGCAAGATGCCACTGCAGCATTAAAGATTGCAAGGGCAAAAAGTAGAGAAGTTAATAGAAAAGTAGTAAAAGTTGAAACCTTAACCAACGACTCTGACAATGTTATAACAGAGTTTGAACAGTATTTAGATAAAAACGGGATTGATCACTCAATGGTCAATTCCGTTAAATACTGGCAGAATATGAAAGGAGAACAACGGTTCTCTGTAGTTACCAAAAATGATAGAACGTCAGAAGAGATTCAAAAAGACATTGAAGAATTTGCAGCCAGTTATAGCCCTAAAGCTAGAGTTATAACTAAAGGCAGAGGAGTTGACTACAAAGTGAAGTCAACTTTAGAAATCTCTCTTCCTGACATTCACTATGGAAAGTTAACAGATATTACCCTAGAAGAAATGGAGAGACAATTCCTTGATACAATTGAGGATTTGGTTAACAAAGGTCGAGGGATAAATATCGAAAAGATTCTTCTCCCAATCGGAAACGATGGAATGAACACAGACGGAATGAGAATGGCTACAACAAAAGGTACCCCTCAGCATGATGTAATCGGATGGAAAGAATCATTTAAAGGATACTGGACTCTTATAGTTAGAGCAGTAGATTTCTTGAAAGACATAGCTCCAGTTGATATTATTGTTGTATCGGGGAACCATGACTACGAGAGAATGTTTTATGCTGGGGATGTCCTGGCCGGTTGGTACCGAAATGACCCAAGTGTTACTGTAGATAACTCTACAATGCCAAGAAAATATTACAAGTACGGGAAAAACATGATAATGTTTACCCACGGAGATAACGAAAAACCTTCAGATATGCCACTAATAATGGCTACTGAACAACCGGAAATGTTTGCAGCAACTGAGTTTAGAGAAGCTCATTGTGGACATTACCATAAAGAACAGGTAAACGAATACCGAGGTGTTAAGGTTAGATTCCTTCCTTCAATATGTGCTCTAGATGAGTGGCATAAGAAGATGGGATATCAAGCATTAAGAGCAGCTCAGGCATTCATTTGGAATCACGACGAAGGACTTGAAGGATATTTACAAAGCAATGTTAGATAAAATACAGAAAGATGACTTTAGATGAAATTTCATTTAACCTTTTAAATCTATTTAGAGGTGGACGTAGCTCACAGGATGAGGTAATATCCTTGAGCCAAATCAAATTTAATATTAAGCACTATCGTGCTGTATTCATACGTAGAGACTATGCAAGAAATGGTTTAGTAACTCGTCACTTAGAACAAGACTTAAAGTGTGTTCAACTAGAAAAAGTAGATCTTTCTAAATGCTGTAATATTAGTCTTAATTGCCCTGCTTACAAAAGTGTAAAGAAAATCCCAAGAACAGTCAGATTTAACTTTGAAGAAGCTATTACTTATGTGGGAGATATAACAGGATTAGGAAGGATTCAAATGATCAAAGCATTTGAAGCTAATTACATCTCAGCTGAAAAGTTTACCAAGAACAATACTAAGGCCTTTATGATTGAAGACTACTTATATGTCCTCAACCCAAAAGGAGCAGATTACGTTAACGTACGTGGAATATTCGAAGATCCAGAAGAAGTTTCTGAATTTATCGACTGTGCAGGACAGCCTTGCTATTCAGGTTCTGATATCTTCCCAATGCCTATGGATATGGTCCAAGGTATTACTCAAGGAATGATGCAAGGAGAATTACGATTATTAGCTGGAACATTCACAGATACTGTCTTAGATCGTAACCAAGATTTATCTCCAGGATCCCCACAACAATCTTCCAAAGAATAACAATTTTTAACTAACTTTGTGACTATGGCAGCTTGGCAAAATAAAGAAGGTAAGAACTCAAAAGGAGGCTTAAACGAAAAAGGCAGAAAGTCTTACGAGAAAGCTAACCCTGGCTCAAACTTAAAAGCTCCTCAGCCTAAAGGTGGTAAAAGGAAAAACTCATTTTGCTCTAGAATGTGTGGAATGAAAGCCAAACTTACAAGCTCTAAAACAGCTAACGACCCTCAATCAAGAATTAACAAATCACTTAGGATCTGGAACTGTGGAAGTTGCAGTAACTGGTAACAATTAATAAAATGGCTTTTAACATTGACACACAAAAGATAACCGAATACGGAGAATGGGCAGGATTAAATGTAGCATGGGCTACAATATCATATGCAATGTTCACAAACAGTATAACTTGGACCATAGGAATAGTAGGGGGTATAACCCTTATTTGGTTCAACGTTGAAAGAGCACTAAAAGCACGACAGGAAAGACAGATGCTAAATAAACCAGAGGATGAGCAAGCTGATTAAAAGAAAAGACGGGTCATACTCTAAAAGAGGACTTTGGGACAATATAAGAGCTAACAAAGGTTCTGGCAAAGAGCCTACTAAAGAAATGCTTAAGCAAGAATCTAAAATTAAAAAAGAAGAAAACATGAACTCAATGTATAAAAAAGGGGGCAAGACCTCTAAGCCAAAAATGAAAAAACCTATGCCATCATTTATGGAGGAATCTAAAGAGATGGAATTTGGGGCACCTGGTGTTAAACCTCCTATGAAAAAAATGATGATGGGTGGTGGTACTGAAACAGGTATGCAAGTAAACGGCCGTATGAACCGGGCTATGGGTGAAGCTACTATGGCTGGTAAAAAGATGAAGTACAAAACCGGGGGTGTTAAATATGAGAATGGTGGTCCTAAACTCTCTACACCAGCTTCAAAACCTAGCTCTGAGCCTAATCAAAAAAAATCAAAACTTAGACCAGTTTCTGAAAATGGTACAAATGACCCTATGAGCCAAGATAAATTTATGGCAAAGAAAGGTGGAGCCATGTCTAAGTTTAAAACTATGGCCGCAGCAGGTAAGAAAAAAATGATGGGTGGTAAGAAGTGTTGATTGAATGCAAACCAAATCACACACTTTAAAGACCATACATAAAGACTTTACTACTGAAACTCAAGACGAAATAAGTTTCAAAATGTTTTCTGATATATGTTCCGAGTTTAACCTAGCAATAGTTGAAGCTCTCCTTGACGGGTACGAGTTTAACATGCAAAGTAACCTCGGAACATTATCGATTAGAAAAGTAGAAAGAGATCCTAGAAACCTAACGGTTGATTGGTTTGAGACGAACAAGTACAAAAAAGAGCTTCTTGAAAAGGGAGTAAAGTTGTACGATAGTGCTACTGGAGAAGGAGAGAAGTGGCAGGTTTACTACACTGATAAATACTACTGTAAATATCATTGGAGTAAATACAAAGCTAAAATAAAGAACAAATCTGCATACAGGTTTGACGCCACTAGAGGTAAGAAAGGCAACAAAGAAAAACTGATAGCATTATTAAAAACAAACGATATAGCATATTTGAAATTTAAGAAACGATGATCTACAAACTTGTATCTAGTAAAGCAATAATCCGTAAGGTTATGAGGGACTTAAAACCTCCTGGAGATAACTGGATTGATGATGCTATTGAATGGACTGGGGAAGCTCTTGAACATATTGGGGCTACTCCTCAACTTAGTACAAAAGGGTGTGTTCTTCAAATAAAAGATTGGAAGGCAATAATGCCTAACGATCTTTACTTTATTAATCAAGTCGCTGTAAATAATGCAGCTAATCCATCAGTTTCTACTGAACTTACTGAGCTATTGGCTGAAGTTAAAACTCTAAACGAGTTTATCGAAGCTAACCCTAACGACAAGATTGGGTACAACTATCAGCTTCGTGAAATCAATGCAAGACTTTCAGTTGTAGAAAACATCTACATGAATGCTTCTCAACCACTAACCCCATTACAATACGGTACAGGCACATTCCCTGGACACATCCACTGTGATAAATGTTCAAATCAATTTGCTAAATCAAAAGAGACTTACGTTGTAGATGGAGATTATATTAAGACATCATTTCAAGATGGATTCATTTGCTTAAGTTACACAGCTTTTCCAACAGATGCAGATTGCTATCCAATGGTTCCAGACAACATTAGCTACAAAGAAGCTATGTTCTGGTACATCTATAAGCAAATGTTGTTAGGGGGATACATTCCTTCTATGAATGGTATTGGCTATGACTTTGCTGATAACAAGTGGAAGTACTACTGCACACAAGCAAGAAATGCTGCTAACTACCCAAGCATCGATAAGTACGAGTCGTTCATGAACCAGTGGGTTAGACTTATACCTAACTTAAACAGACATGCTAACTTCTTTGAGAACTTAGGAACAAGAGAAGAGTTGAACCGTGGATCATACGGAAGAGGATACTATTAATACTTAACAAATGGCTGGAGTAGAGAAGTTTATTAAAGGAATGAATAAAGATACCGCTAGAATCGATCAGATTGACGGTACCTTTAGAGATGCTTTGAATGCAGTAATTGACTCTGATAAAGGGGCAATTACTAGTGAGCAAGGTAACTCTCTTGTTGCTCGTTTAAAAGACCCAAACATCTCTAGATTTTTTAATGTTGTTGGACAAATAGCTCTTCCTAATGATGACTTCTTAATATTTGGGGCTGTTACTCAATCCGGTATAAATTATTCAGGAATCTTCTACATCGATGTATCGGCTCAAACAAGCCGTATGCTTTATAGCACAAATCAAAACAGTATTGATGGAGACTTAGCATTTGATGTAGAGCACCCAATTACTGGTGAATTCAGAGTATCTCCAACAGGAGAATTTATAACTTACTTTACTGATAACAAGTTTACTGAAAGTACTGAGCCAAACACTGGTATTAAATATATCAGTCAATACAATCCTCCACGAGTATTTAACGTAACTCGTCAAATTGAGTATTTAGATAACGGAGGTATTGAAACAAATCTTTATTCAGCTACATCGGCAAACGTAGCTATTCTTAACTTATTCATGGACTCTGGAAGAATCCCTGAATTTAAATCAGTAGAAATCCTTCAAGGTGGGGGAGTAGAAAGTGGAACTTATTATTTAGGAATAGCATATGCAGACAAAGACTTTACAGAGACTAACGTTCTCACTTTATCAAACCCTGTTTACATTGTCCCTTCCCCTGAGGATACAATCCCCAGAGAAATCATCAGTGGATCTCCTAACGAGTTTCAAACTAATAAATCTGTTAAGTGGACAATTAATCGTGTAAACACTGATTATAAATACGTAGTTCCATATATTCTCCAAAGAATAGGAAATGTAGAATTTGCATTTAAACTAGAACCAGTAGAAATCAATACAGTTGCAGTTAATAACCTTATCCCAAATGAGGTGGAGATTGTGTATAGTGGATTAGAAAGTACTATTCCATCTACTGTAGATAAAGTAATAATTGATAAGGTAAAATTCTTAACTGCTAAAGCTATTACTCAACTAGATAACAAACTTTATGCTGCAAACTTAACTGCACGTAAAGATTTAGGGTTTCAAAGATTTGCTAATGGAATTAAACTAAAAGCTGTTGTAGAAACTATCAGCAAATTTGATCCTAGATACTATGATATATTCAACTTAAATGATGGATATACAAAAATGTTTAATCCAGATAATCAGGACACAGGTTCTATTTTTCCTTACATTAATCTTTCAATTAAACCTGTACAGGAGAACACAAGTAAAGGTTACAGAGATGTAGAAAACCTATTATTTAAAAAGAAAACTTACCGTAGAGGAGAAGTATATTCTTTTTACATATCATTCATTCTAAAAGACGGTGGTGAGACATTTGCTTATCATATCCCTGGACGTAACTTTAAAGCTATTGGAGGAACCATTACTGAAACTAGTTTGATAAGTGAAGTTGGTTTAGGTTCAGTAGGAACTATTCCAATGAATACTGGGGAAATTGCTAGCAGCAATCCGACTTCTAAAGTGTATCAGTACTTAGATACAAGTTATATTGGGACAACTACAAACACTACTGGATATTGGCAGAATGAAAACGAATACTATCCAAATACAGATGACTTTGATGTATGGGCTACAGACAATAATGGTATCCCAATTCAAACAGGATCATTAAGAGGATTAAATGTTAGACATCATAAAATGCCATCTAATCATAATGCTACTTTTTCATACCTTAAACAAGACACAGATTTTTCTAGTCCAAATATTGATACAGACACAGACCCATCTGGGGGAGTTAAATTTGAAGAAGAAGTTAGAATTCTTGGAATACAATTAGAAGATATCACTATCCCTAGATTTATATTAGAACAGGTACAAGGTTATAAAGTGTACTATGCAAAAAGGACCCAAGGCAATAAAACTATCATAGGGCAAAGTGGTTTGCATGCTGCAAGTCCTTTACTAGCAGGAAACCTTTCTTTAACTAGAGAAGATGCTAGAAGTGGTCCATTTTATAATCTGTGGTATTTAATGGGAGTTCCTATGCAAACAGGACTTCTCCAAAAAGAAGCAGATTGGACTAGTAAAGTATACATGTCACAAAGTGTACTTAAGTTTCACGACTTTAATCTTCTTCGTAAAAAGCATACATTAGCAACTGCCACTCACATTGATGTGCAATACATTGTTACTATGCAGAACTGGGTAGGAAAATACAAAGGGGCTCAGATACAAGATGTTAATGGGCAATATGTATTTCCTACCTTCAGAGCAGGTCACGGAGATGATGAGCATGCATGGGTACATCCAGATTTAGGGAATACAATTAATTTTGAACAAGGAGATCCTAGTGCTGGTGATTATGATATTTGGGGGCCTAATAATATGTACGGTTCTGTATTAATTGGAGCTAAATATTGGGCACCTGGAAATTCTAATACAGATGTAGGAGCTGTGTATTCATTTGGAGATAATGGCATAGATTCAGGAGCAATTAGACAAGATCAATTGTTATCCCCATTTCAATCAATTTTTACAATTGCTCCAGAAAGTGCTACTTATGTAGCAGGACTAACATTCCTTAAAAACATATCAGCCACAGCATTTAAAGGTGCTAGTTATCTTGTAAATAATAGTGGAGAAAGTAGTATTGCTATTGGATTAAGTTCTGGGTTACCAGCACTTACTGGATATTTTTTTAACACTTGGAACCCATATACAGAGTCTTTTGCAAATACAGGTAAAGACTATTTATTAAAAGGAGATATTAATAGAGGTAAGCCCAATGTTTACTTAGCAAATCTTTGTTCTGCTAAGAC